CACCGCATTTACCAAAAGCGTCGCCAAGGGCCGTGGTGTCTCGATTGACGCCGTGCGCAATGGCATGGGCCAAGGCCGGGTGCTGGGCGCGGATGCCGCCCTGGCTGAAAAGATGGTCGATGGCATCGCCACTTTTGACGACGTGGTCCGCAATATGCAGCGGGCCAGCAAAGCCCGCAGCGCTTTGAAGGCCGCCCGCAACACCTTGGCCTTGCTTGACTGAGTTAGTTACACACAGCTTATCCACAGCCCATCGGCTGTATCTATCCGGCCCATCGGCCCGTTGACCCCCGATCTGAATCTGATCCATCTTTTTTGGAGACTCCACCATGTCCGCAAAGATCCGTAATCTGCAAGCCAAGAAGGCTGCCCTGGTGCGCGATGCCCGCGCCCTGACCGACAAGGTCAGCGCTGAAGCCCGCGACTTGAGCGCTGAAGAGCAAAAGCAGTTTGAGGGCTACACCGCCCAGATCGGTGCCCTGAACGCGGCCATCAGCCGCGAGCAAATGTTGGCCGATGAAGAGGCCCAGCTGGGCGTGTCGGTGCCGGATGATGCCGTCATCACCGTGACTGACCGCGCTGCCGCTGACCCCAAGCGTGGCTTTAACACCTTTGGCGAATTCACCCGCGTGGTCGCCCGGGCAAGTATCGGCCAAGGTTTTGATCAGCGCCTGCGCATCGGTGCCGCCACTCCGGGTATGACGGTCAATGAAAGCGGTGGTGCAGACGGTGGCTTTGCCATCCCGCCTGAATTCAGCGGCGAGATCTGGCGCCTGTCGCTGGGTGAAGGCAGCCTCCTGCCCCTGACCCAGAATACCGAAGTCACCGGCAACTCGATGATTTTCCCCAAAGATGAATCGACCCCCTGGGGCGGTACCGGCGTGCAGTCGTACTGGCAGTCAGAAGCCAAGGCTGCCGCTGAATCGGTGCTCAAGCTCGGCTCTGAAACGTTGGTCTTGCACAAGCTGATGACGCTAGTGCCGGTCACGAACGAGTTGATGGAGGATGGCTTTGCGATTGAGTCGTACCTCCAGCCGCTCGTCTCTGAGCGCATCATGTGGAAAACCAACGAGGCCATTCTTTTTGGCGATGGCAAGGGCAAGCCCTTGGGCGCGCTGAACAGCAACGCGCTGATCGTGCAAGCCAAGGACCCGAGCCAAGCGGCCAACACCTTAAGCTCTGCGAACATCACCAACATGGTTTCGCGCCTGTTGGTGGGTGAGCTGGGCAAGGCGATCTGGCTCGCGACGCCGGACATCCTCAGTCCGCTGGAGGGGCTGACTGTCGGCAATTACCCGGTGTATCTGCCCAACCAAACCCTTGAGGGCGCCCCCTACGGCATGCTCAAGGGCCGTCCGCTGATGCTGTCTGAGCACGCTGCCGCTTTCAGCGCCCAGGGTGACATCAACCTGATCAGCCTCAACGGCTATCGCACCATCACCAAAGCAGCCGGCCTGCAGACATCGACATCGATGCACCTGTATTTCGACAGCGACGCGACCGCGTTTAAGACCACATTCCGCCTCAACGGCGCGCCGATCTTGAGCGCGCCGGTCACACCACCGAAGAGCAGCAACAAGCGCTCGCACTTTGTGTCGCTCGCCGCCCGCTGATCGCATTGCTGATCAACCGCAAGTCACACCCACCATCCAGGACATTTGACCATGTACCCCAACGCAAAACTCTCTGAGCTCAACGCGGTCTTGATTGCCATCGACCCGGTCTCGCAAGCTGTTGGTACGTTGACCACGCAGTGGATCGACGCCGCCAGCTTTGAGCGCTTCCTGGCTTTGATCCAAACCGGCTTGCTCGGCACTTCCGCCACGGTCGATGCCAAGATCCAGCAAGCAACCGATGCCTCGGGCGCCGGGGCCAAAGACGTGACCGGCAAGGCCATTGCCCAAATCGTCAAGGCCACCGGCGACAACAAGCAGGCACTGATCAACTTCCGCACTGACGACTTGGACATCAACGCGGGCTTTGGCTTTGTCCGGCTGTCGATCACGGTCGGCACTGCTGCATCGCTGATCAGCGCTACGCTACTCGGTGGAGTCGCCAAGTACCTGCCGGTGACTCAGTCCGTCGCCGTGGTCCAAGTGATCTGATCCATCATGCCGCTGCTCACGCTCATCGCCCCGGCTGCCATGCCGATCGACGTGGCCGAGGCCCGTCAGCATGTCCGACAAGACATCACTGACGAGGACTCGCGCTTGCGCCGGTCCATCATGGCCTGCACCGCCTGGGCGCAGACCGAGACGCAGCGGACCTTTGTGGCCGCGCGCCTGCGGATGGTCTTCGACGCCTTCCCCGGTCCGTCCCTCACGGGCGTGCCGGGTGGGGTGGCCTATTCCGTCCCGGCTCACGCGCTGCTGCTTGAGCGTGGCCCCGTGCTGCGGGTCATCTCTGTGACGTACTTGGACATGTCTGGCGTCCGCCAGACCATGCCTGAGACTGATTACCAGCTCGACAACAGCATGCTGCCCGCCCGGATCACACCCAAATTCGGCCGGATCTGGCCGGTATCGCTGCCGCAGATCGGTGCGATTGAGGTGACATACGACGCCGGCATGGCCGCGCCCATCACTGCCGATGCCACCTCCAACACCCTCGCGGTGCGCGGGCCTTGGCTGAGCTATGCCGCTGGGGATGTCTTGCGGCTCTCCAACTCGGGCGGCGCATTGCCTGCGCCGCTGGCTGAGATGACCGATTACATCGTCGAGTCCGTCGTGTCCCCCGGCATCTACCGCTTGACCACCGCCCTTGGCGGCACCGCCATCGACATCACCAGCTCAGGCACGGGTACCCACTTTGTGGGCGAGGTGCCCAGCAATGTGGTGGCCTGGATGCTGCTGCGGGTGGGGTCGATGTTTGAGCATCGCGAGGCCGAGGTGGGCGCGATCAGCGTCGCGCCCTTGGCCTACATCGACCGGCTCCTTGACGAGTCTCGGGTGATCTTGTACTGAGCTGCACCATGCGAGCCGGATATCTCAACCAACGCATCGCCATCGAGTACAAGTCGGGGGCTGTGGACCCCGTCTTTGGGGGCGAGCAAATCACTTGGATCGAGCTGACCAAGGCCTGGGCCAATGTGTCTGAAATCAACTCGGTCGAGTCCGTCAACAGCGGCCTGCGCGCCAGCATCCGCACCATCACGGTTACCACCCGGTGGATACCCGGCTTGACAAGTGACATGCGTATCCGCTCGCTCAGCGACGGCAAGATCTTGCAGATCGTCTCACTCGCGCAAATGCCCAGGCGGCGCGGTTGGAACATCGTCTGCGATGAGTACAGCGTGGAGCCCTGACTGCGATGCGCGCTGAAAAAGTCATCCGCACCTTGCTGCTGGCCGACACCGGCGTGACCGGCTTGGTCGCGGCCCGGATCTACCCGGCACAGCTGCCCCAAGGGACGGCGCTGCCGGCTTTGATCATCACGCACATCAGCACGGTCGAGCTGCCGACGCTTGATGCTCAAGCGGCTTACGGCTTGATGCGGGCGCGGATTGAAGTGACCGCCATCGCCCGCGACTACGCCACCCAAAAAAATCTACTTGAGGTTGTACGCAAGGCCTGCAATTACCAGCGCGGCACCATCGCCGGGGTGTCGGTGGCCAGCGTGCGGCGCGACACGCTGGGGCCAGATCTGCGCAATGACGACATGCAGGTCTTCACCCAGACCCTAGATTTTTTTGTCACGTACAAAGAGGAGTGAGCATGTCGCAAGAACTTAGCGAAAGCACAACGATCGCGGGGCTCAAGGAACTTGATGACGCCCTCAATGGCCTGACCATTGACTTAGAGCGCAACATCGTGCGCGGTGCCCTGCGCGCCGGCATGCTGGTCTTCCGCGACGAGGCCCGGGCGCGGGTGCCCGTGGTGTCCGGCGCTTTGCGCGACAGCATCCGGGTCAGTGTCAAGGTGATCAAAGGGGTGCCCACGGCCACGCTCAAAGCGGGTGGCAAAAAGGCGGGGCATGCGAGTTGGGTTGAGTTCGGCGCCCACCCGCATCCCATCGCCTCCCGGCACGGCAAAGATCTCAAGCTCAAGAGCGGCAAGGTCATCAAAGCCGTCATGCACCCCGGTGCCAAAAAGCACCCCTTCATGCGCCCCGCGCTCGATGCCGGCACCGAGCGCGCTATGACGGCTTACCGCGAATACATCATCAAGCGGCTGACTAAGCAAGGGGTCATCCTGCCGCCTGCGGCTTAGTCGCGATCCCTGACCACCACCAACTTCTCACCACAAGGCCCTGACGGGCCTTTATTTTTTGGAGCATCGTCATGCCAAATCCCGCAGCAAGTATTTTTAAGCAAATCGGCTACAAGGCCGAGCCGACGTTTGGGGCCCTGCCTGGGCAGACTCTGGGTCAGCTGATCCGCCGGGTGCAATGCACCTTGGACTTGGGCAAGGACATCTACGAGAGCAAAGAGCTGCGCACCGACTTGCAGCGCGTCAGCCCGCGCCATGGCGTGCGCTCAGTGACCGGCAAGCTCACGGGTGAGCTGTCGTGCAAGAGCTATGCCGATTTCATGAGCGCGATCGTCAAGCGCGATTTCACCGCTGGTGTTTCGGCCGCAGCAGTGTCGGTGACGATTGCCGGCGCAGGCCCCACGTACACCGTCACCCGCGCCGCTGGTAGCTATCTGACGGACGGCTTCAAGATCGGCACAGTCATCCGACTGAGCGTGGGCGCGCTCAACGCGGCGAACATCAGCAAAAATTTGTTCATCACCGCGTTGACCGCTACCGTGGCCACGGTTGTTACGCTCAATGCATCCGCCCTGGTAGCTGAGGGCCCGATCACTGGCGTAACGGTGACCACCCAAGGTAAGCGCACATTCGTGCCGCAATCGGGCCACACTGACAAAAGCTTTTTGTTTGAGGGCTGGCATGCTGATCTTGGCCAGTCTGAGATGTACTCGGGTATCAAGCCGACCAAGATGGCCATCGATCTCAACCCATCGGGCTTGAGCAAGATCGACTTTGATTTGATTGGGCAAGACTTGCTGCTGTCTACCGCTGAGCGCGGTGGCATCGCGCCCACAGCGCAGTACTTCACGACGCCCACCGCTGCCCCGACCACCGGCTTGATGTCGGGGGTCAATGGCATCGTGCGTGTCGGTGGTGCCGCCCAGGGCGTATTGACGGGGCTCAATTTCACGGTAAGCACGTCGTACAGCGGTGAAGCGCCTGTGGGCTCGCTGACCAAGCCTTTCCTCTTCGCGTCGCCAGTTGTCGTCGAAGGGTCGGCCACCGCGTACTTTGACAGCACGACTCTGCGCGACGCTTTTGACAATGAGACCGAGCTTGACTTTCTCTTCGCCCTCACAGCCGATCAGACCGCGTCCAGCGACTTTTTGGCTTTTGCGATGCACACCACCAAACTTGCCGGCGCAAGCAAAAGCGACGGCGAAGGCGGCATTGTGCTGACGCTGCCTTTCAAAGCCGCGCTCAACAGCGCTGGCGGCGCGGGCCTCGCGACCGAGCTGACTACCATCGCCATCCAAGACTCTGCGGCCTGATCCCCAGCCCGCATCCCCCGCACCGGCTTGGCCCGGTTCGCTGTCTTGCAGGGCAGCGGCCGGGCTGGGCACGGGCTTTACCCCGCCCTGCAAGGACACCCCCATCATGATGACTACCCCGATCACTATCACTGCTGCTATCGACGCATCCACCGACCTTGGCTTTGACATCGCCGAGTTTGAGGACACCGAGATTGGCACGATCATCATCAAGCACCCCATCACTGGGGCCAACACCGATCTCAAGATCATCATCGCGGGCCCGGAACACCCCGCGCGCCGCAAGCGCGAGATGGAGCGTCAGCGCAAAAACCGCGCGCACTTTGCCAAGACGGGCCAGCTGTTCAAGGTCGAGGATCCACAAGACGACTTCGATGCTGAGACCGATGAGCTGGTGGACTCGACCCTTGGCTGGTCTGGGCTTGTCATCGGCGGCGTAGCCACACCTTTCAGCACGATGACAGCTGTTCATTTGTACAGCTCGGCCAAGACCCGCTGGCTGCGGGATCAAGTCAAAGCTGCGCTGGGGGATCGCCAAAATTTCATCAGCGCCTCCGCGAGCGCTTGATCACGATCGCGGAGATGGAAATGACACTCGACGAAGCTCAGGGTGATGGCACATCGCTGCGCACCCACTTGCGTCGAGTGCTGATCATGACCGGCCAGTGCGACCCCATGCTCGATATCCCCCCCGTGCCCAAGTGTGCCGCTGCGCTGTGGCGGCTGTGGCTGTTCCTCAGCGGTACCCGGCCACCGGCCATGGGCCTCAGCCCCATCTCACATCAAGAGATTGCGGCTGCTGCCCATCTCTACCGGCTCGACTTGGTGCCCTGGGAAGTCGAGACTCTTTTGCAGCTTGACCGCGTGGCCATGAGCTTTGCGGCCAAGGCCATCAACGCCGCCAAAAAATCCAGATCATGAATATCGGCTCACTCACGATCCAGATGTCCGCAGACGTGGCTCGTCTGCGCAAAGACATGGACGAAGCCAAAACT